AGCTCCACCACTAATGATTATTAATTCATCGCCTACTTTACGCTTAAGAGATGTTAGTATATCTTTTATCTTGCGAGTATTATTATATTCTCTCGCACCGATTATCGCTACTTTCATTCTCGAATTCTTTTAGCCTTTGAACATAAATCTTCGTTATTAGCAAATTCACAATACTTGCAATTCTTTAAGCCTTTACCTCCAACCGCCGGATATTCCTTATCTAATTTATATGAACCATCTTTATTGAAAGAGGATTCAATGAATTGAAATAAATCTCTATTCAATTTATTACGAGTCGGCTTGCCACTTGCAGGCCGGAATTGCTGTACTCTCTTCTGCGGAAACATAGCTCCTTCAATCAATTGACGCTTCACTATAAAGTATTCAATATGAATCTTTTCTGGATTAACATCAAATTGCTTAGCATAGAACTCTTTATATAATACCAATTGCTGAGCTTTAAGTTTATCAGCCTTTTGATATTTATTCCATCCCATTGTACTAGTCTTGATATCTATTATAACAATTTCATCCGTAACAGTATTGCGTAATACTATATCTAGAAAGCCAATCATCATAATATGAGAATGTTCTTCTGATACCGGATGGCATATCGGAACTTCAATTCCTACCAACTCCCAATTCTTATTAGTGAAGTATGCAGACCGCTTACGCTTTACCCAATCTAATATTTCAATCCCATGGGTATAAAATTCACCCATCTGGCCTTTAGTTGTAAAATGTTCTACACCATTATCCAATGACTTCTTATATTCAGCTTTCATGTTATCAGATAACATAGTATGCAATGGTAATGCATCAGCAGCCTTAATAGAATCCGTATACATAACTGTAAGATATGTCTGGAATGTTTCATGGAAGGCTGTTCCAAACAATGTATGAATGCTCTGCTGGAATGTTCTTAATCCTTTTGCATATCCTAATTCCCATTGTTTAGGACATTTAGCATACATTGCATATTGAGAATACGATATCTTCCGGTCCTCTTTCTTTGGCTCTCTCAGAGAGAATTTAATAAGAGGACTAATATAATTAGATTCTTTCATACTTTAATATAAGAAAAATTATTGTAAGCTACAAATTATTTTTTCCATAATCCACGCTCTACCAATTGAGCAATAATACCGTAATTTGTAATATCTTGATAGGTATCAGTTAAAGCTTCATTATTTGCTTCACGCTTATTTACTAATAGATTCTTCCAGCGATTTACTTTATCATTTAATCTAAAGAATAATCCTGATATAGCAAACTTTCGTTCACTTTCAGTTTCAAGACTATTTCCTTGAGATATATTACCCATACCGTAATCTAGATGCTTCTTACAAAATAATTCAAATTGTTCATCCATAATTTGCTTATAACCATTATATATGGTTGGGTATTCTATTTTCATTATAGATTGAGCACTATTAACGGGACTCATTGTAGGGATTTCATCATCAGGATAAAATTCTCGCATTTGTTGTCGCTGAATTGATATTGGCTTTACATCTCTATTCTTTGTCATTTTGGTTTTTTCAATAATCTCTTAATATTAGCATCGTCGTTACCATACCGTTTTAATTCAGATACCAATTCTTCCTTTGGTAGCAATTCTAAATAATCAGATGCTTCTTGTTTATTCACCCAAAAGCGGTCGCATATGAACTTCACCAGCTCCGGTTGATACTTATTACCTTTCTTACCTTTAATATACTTAGAAAAAGTCTTTACCTTAGGTAGCAGTTCATAATACAATTGATATACCTGCTTCTTATCTAACAAGCCAATAGTATATTGCTGTAACATATCAACCAACTCAATATAATCAGGATTCATTGATAGCCATCGATTAATAATGTATGGACTAAACGATTTCCGGTCCGCTTCGTTTAATTTATCCCAAGAGACTTTCTTATGAGTTAAATTGGCAAGATGATCAAATATAGTTGCTGGTTTTTTCATATTACATCATTGGCATTTGTGGTTGAGATGTTGTCGAAGCATCTTCTTTGATATTGACCATAACACATTCCGTAGTTAGCATAGTACCGGCTACCGATGAAGCTTTCTCTAATGCAATCCTCGTTACCTTAACTGGGTCTACGATACCTGCATCAACCATATCTTCTAATACCGTCTCTGTTCTGACGTCATATCCTGCGGCACTGCCATTTGCGTTATGAGTTACAATCTGGTTCCATACTACGTCTGCGTTGAGTCCTGCGTTAGCTAATATCGCATCAAATGGAGCTTTACATGCTTTAAGAACAATATCTCTTCCTAATATCTGATCTTCGTTTTCGTAAGTCAGATTAGCATTTTTATCATACCCTCTTAATACAGTACCACCTCCGGCTATAATACCTTCTTCCACTGCTGCCCTTGTAGCATTCAATGCATCATTAACTCGATCTTTCTTTTCTTTCATTTCCACTTCTGACCCCGCGCCAATGTTAATAACAGCAACGCCTCCTGCCAATTTACCAAGCCGTTCTTGCATTTTCTCAGTTTCATAGTCAGATGTACTATTTTCAATCTGGGTTTTTATTGAATCGATTCGGTCCATTACTAATTTGGTATCTCCATGGCCATGTACTATGGTTGTAGTATCTTTACTTATTATAACCTTTTCGGCTGAGCCTAACATTTCCAAAGTCGTAGATTCCAATTCATATCCTTGTGATTCTGATATAACAGTTGCTCCAGTAATTACTGCTAGATCCTGTAATATATCTCTGCGACGCTCACCAAACCCAGGAGCCTTGACGGCACAGACGTTTAAACTTCCTCTTATTTTATTTACTACTAGTGTTGATAAAGCCTCTCCTTCGATATCTTCAGCAATGATTAGCATCTCCTTACCGGCCTGTAATGACTGCTCGAGAATTGGCAGCAATTCTTTCATACTAGATATTTTCTTATCAACAATTAATATATGCATATTAGTAAGTATTGCTTCCATCTTACTAGTTTCCGTAACAAAATATGGTGATATATATCCTCTATCGAATTGCATTCCCTCAACAACATCTAACGTAGTATCAGATGTCTTACTTTCTTCAATTGTTATTACTCCGTCCTGACCAACTTTCTCCATTGCATTTGCAATAATAATGCCTATAGATGAATCGCTGTTAGCTGAAATTGTACCGACTTGAGCTATTTCATCATTACCACTGACAGGCCTTGATTCGTCTTTAAGATATTCAACTACATCTTTAATTGTGATATCAATACCACGCTTTAATTCAATTGGGTTAGCGCCATTAGCAATTTTTTTAAATCCTTCTTTAAGAATTGCATGTGCTAATACCGTAGCAGTCGTTGTACCATCACCTGCCAAATCATTTGTTTTTTGAGCGGCTTCCTTTACCATTTGAGCTCCAGCGTTTTCTACCGGGTCTTCTAATTCAATTTCTTTTGCAACTGATACGCCATCTTTGGTAATTATCGGCGCACCAAATGATTTTTGTAATACAACAGTTCTTCCCTTAGGACCTAATGTTGATTTTACTGCGCTTGCTAACTGCTCAACACCGGCCATTAATCCGCCGCGTGAGTCTTCTCCGAAAAGTAATTTTTTTGCCATAACTTATTTTTTTTATTATTTATTATTCCGATGCAGGTAAAAATTCTGCATTAATATGTCCACAATCGTCACAACGAAATAGTGGAATTGGAACAATCTGTTCTTTGCCGGTAGGTGAAATTATTGCCGATAGACGTTTAAACATTTGCACCGATCGAAAGATCTTTCCTCCGCATTCTTCACAGCAAATATCTTTAAGATCATTTGCATTAATCTTTAGGCCAGGCTCTTGCCTTCCTTTATTTAAATCAATTTCTTTTCCCATAACTTATTACTTTATTTCTGTTAACAATCTTACCATCATTGCCATAACATGCAGTTCTTTATCAACTGCAAATGAATCCTGATATTGAGCTTCTGCAAGTATCAATATACAACTTGCTACATGGCCTTTAGCATAATTATCTATCTCATCAAAAAGAAAGCGATATAATGCTGTAAAGTCTCTTACTTTACTATCATTAATCAATTGACGTATCTGCTTAAAGCATTCTTTCTTATCAGATTCATTATTCATTATACCAAGCAGCTTAGTCATATAATTTGCTTGAACAATACTATGGTCATCTAATTTAAGCACGTTATCTACCGTATGGCTTTGACACGTATTAAGTATTCTACGTATATCCGGATAACCATTATTAACAACAGTAACAATATCCTTGTTATCAAATGTAACTTCTCTCTCTTGCAAGATAGATACCATTCGCTTAGCTACATCTGCTTTGGATGGTGGCTCTATTCCAAATACCTGGCAGCGAGATTGGATTGGATCGATAATCTTTTCAACATAATTACAAGTCAATATAAATCTTGTAGTCTTTGAAAATGTCTCCATTAGGTTACGAAGAGCAGCTTGAGCATTGGCCGTTAAGTAATCTGCCTCATCAAGTATACAGATCTTCCATCTACGGAATCCAATGGTACTAGCAAAATTCTTTATCTTCTCTCTTACCGTTTCTACGTTATTCTCATCAGATGCATTGATATACATTACATCAGCATCAACATTGTTAGCAATAATTTTAGCTAGCGTAGTTTTACCAGTACCAGCCTGGCCATATAATAATAGATGTGGCACATCTCCAGATTCAATATAAACCTTTACTTTACCTACGATATGTTCATTACCAACATATCCATCTAATGTACTCGGTCTATAGGCCTCCGTCCAGAGGCTATTTTCTACATTTCCAAACATTTGTTATTAGTTACCTGATGAACCAAATCCTCCATCGCCTCTTTCTGAATCAGATAACTCTGATACTTCTTCGAGTTCAATTTGCGGATAAGGCATAATGATTAATTGTCCTATTCTTTCTCCTTCCTGATATTTACGTATCATTGGATAATTCATATCCTTTGGAAATCGATATCTAAATTTAATTTCACCGCGATAGCCGGAGTCGATAACTCCTACACAATTTGTTAATGCCAAGTCAGTCTTGCTCACAGAACTTCTTGGAAACATTAATCCTACATGACCTTCTGGCACCTCTATTGCGATTCCAGTAAAGTATTCAATGTAATCATGAGTCGTATTAAACTCCATGGCTACTGCAGTGAAATCTAGTCCAGCATCACCATCCGTAGCATATTTAGGTATAACTGCTTTAGGATGTAATTTTTTAATTGCTACTTTCATGATGGTTGTAGCTGGACTAGATAATATGTACTTGCAAATCCATCACCTTTAAAAGTTACTCTTGCTAATCCTGCCGATGATACTTCTAAACTACCTTCAGTTGCATCTTTATTAGCTGTTAAGATTTCTTTGAATAGATTTGCATTGAAACAAACATTAGCTACATCAGCATCAACTGTAGCATCAACATTAAACGTAATTCTACTTGTTTTCATGCTAGAATAATTGATAATAAGCTCAGCAGCGTTATTAGACGCATTAACAGCAAAATTAGTTGATTCTGGTAATGCATTCTTAGCTTTGATAAATCTATCAGAAAAACCTTTATCAAGTTTAATCTTAACAGTAAAATCAGGCAACTGCTTCATTTTAGGTACTTGCCTAATAACAGCTAAATCTGCTAGCATAAAGGTAGCATCTGAATTACTATCCGATACCTGCAGGCTATACGCAGTTTCTTCTGCTTTTTTGATATCAACATTGATATCATTTTCTAATGCAGATAGTATCTTTACAAGTTGAGATGTTGCATAAACTCCTAACTCACCATTCGGTAGATCAAAATCTTCTGCAGACACAGTACCTACAACATTCTGGTCATCTGTAATAAAGTCGCAAGACATTGTTTTATCTTCTACAACTAGTTTAGTACTATTAGCATTGCCAGCCAAATAATACTTATCAATAAACGAAATTAACTTTTTCTTTTCCATAACTATAATATATAAAAATTTTACTAAATATCAAAAAACTTACTGAAAGTTTCATTATTTGCCATTGTTAATGTTTGGCCACCATATTTGTTATACAATCCTACATGCTTTTCATATACCATATATGGATCATCTGATTCGAACATTTCTTCCATGCTCTTTAGCACTAGATAAAAATCACGCGGTAATACCTTTTCTAGTAACTCGTCATGCGAATTTACTAATTCTTTAACCTGCTTAACTGTTTCAGTATATACAAACAAATTATTCATTGTCATTTTATTGTATACATTTGCATCATATTTAGCAACTTCATCAAAAGTAAATCCTTCATATACCGGATGACCTAATGGATTAGGTACGGCTGTACCTGGTATATATGGAAGATTTTCTCCTTTTGGAAAGTATAAATCGGTAAAGGTCATTTTACTCAATTGAGCCGAATGAAGTGAAGTTCCATACACTGGATATAAGCCTGGGGAAGATGAATCTGTTGAAATTTGAATTCTACCTCCATAATGTTTATTCATCATCTTTTGGAAGTATGCTAACAAGAAGAAATCAGATATTTTAGAAATTCCTAATACGTGTACGAACTTGTTTTGCTTCTTTTCAAATTCTCTATGCTTAAGTAATGGAGCTAATCCACTCATAAACATTGATACTCTTTTCTGAGCACCACCAATACACCAACCGTTGAAATCAAAGTCTCTGACTCGGTTATACCAAGTTTCATATTCTGCAATACTATTACCTTGTATTACATTTAAGAATTGAGTTTTACCTGATTGATTCTCTGCGAAATATTTAAAGTTCTCATATGAGATATCTAAACATTCTCTAAACTTACCTTCATACTTAATACGTGGCGGTATATCCAGGTTAACGGCAATATCCGAATTGGCCTCCAGCCAATGGAATATCTTCTCTTTGATCTCTGGCGACCATTTAATAGCCCCTGTAACCAATTGGAATCCGCCGGAATCACCTATAACCTGGACATCATCACCACAACCATACTTCTGCCTAGCTTCCATATCTTTATAATGGTGACCAGCAGTAATTAGGAAGTATGGATGTCTCCATCGCTCTGGAAATGACTTGTCGTAGAATCTAGCAGTTAAGCCTGGCTTAACCTCTTTATTCTTTTTCAGAGCATCTGCACTACCACCTGCTGATAATGAGGGGTAGTATATTAATTCTTTACTCATACATTTATTCCTTTTCTTGTTAGTAGATGCTTGCATAATTCTTTTTCATGCCAAACATTTAATTCATAATCAATTCCGTTTGAAACGATCATCGCCTCGGCCAATATACCAATATCACATGCTTCTGCAATACCATGCTCCGGTCTCTTTGTTTTAATAGCATTATTCAATACTTTTAAAGCACTATCAACTTTAAATGGAGTATATCTTCTACTAGCCTCAACCGTTTCTTTAAAAGATCTAAAATCAGGATATACTAAATCAGCATCAAATACATCACCTTCAACTGCTGTAAATGCTACATAATCTTGTAATGCAGTATTGAATTGTATTTCTGAAGTCCTAAGTTTATCATAATATTCCTGCTTAGTAATTCCTTCGCAGATTCTAAACCTTGGCTCCGCTTTAGCTAACTCTCGCAACGCTTCCACGGTACCAGGCATCATACTTCTAATTTCTTTACCTGAGGTAGTTATATGCCATTCCCATTTCGGATTTGCATCTAAGAATTGCTTCGCCACTTCCATCATAAAGAATGGATTCTTTTCTTTATCAAATCTTGAAGTATAAACTACTACATTATCCTTAAAGGTCTTTTGAATATTACCGGCGGTCTTACGAACCGATTCTGAATGTACAGGTAATCCTAATACATGAATAGGAGAAGTGAATCCTGCTTCTCTCAATTGGTCTCTATGAATTGTACTTGCTACAAATATGCCAGCTAGATATTTGTCAAATCCTAACTCGTAATATCGCATCCATTCTCTCATCGGAAACGTGAAATCATATTCATCAACCGATTGAGCCCAGCATCTTGTATAAACCTTTACATTTTTATATCCATACAAGTCCCAAGCATAAAACAATGCTTCAACTCCAGGATGCCACATATCTTGAATATATACAACGTCTCCATCTTGGAAATCATCAGATCGAATAGCTTCAAGTAATCGCGTTACTTGGCTCATTGCAAATACTCCACGGCCTACTGCATCTAATACGGCACCAACTTTAATTTCCTGGTCAGGATCATAATCACCTGGCACCGATATAAAATCGGCATTATCTTTGAATTGATTAAATGCGGCTGGCATCCAATCTTCTGTTAATTGACCTGTATATCTTGCTTTAAGAGGTTCCAGACCTAAATACCATACTTTTTTCTTTTTTGTCATATTATTGCTCATTCCTATCATACTTGTAATCATCAGGCGTAATTCGCTGCATGCAGCCTTTCATAGATTGAATAGAAGCATACTTACCGGTATCAATTGAAATAGTATCTGTACTCTTAAGAAGATCAATTGGATACCTATCCTCTATTCTATAGATTATATGTACTCGATTAAATACACCTAATGGAATATTTTTAATAGTATTTCTATCGGCTTCGATAGTTACTACTTGATTGGTTTCTAGTATTCCTAATATATCATCCCATGCATCATTTGGATTTGGCGGAAGATATGGTTGATTGCAGTTTCTCACATATTCAATAGTAAAATAGATATGTGGATACTCTTTATAATTTTCTGGAATATGCTTTCTTACAAATACCGTATCGATATCTGCAAACCGGCCTTCGCATTCACGGCCATACCAATGAGATTTACCTTTCATCTTTTAATTGTTTGATTTGTAAATAATATATGAAATTAATTTGAATTATCCAAAAGAAAAGAATTGATTTAATGCTGCATTATTAGGAATAGTACCCCAATTACAAGCTGCATAAAAATCATTTAACTTGTTTTCAAATGCTCTATTAAAAATTTTATCATAGTCAATATAATCCTCAACTATCTTAACTACCTCCTCGGGATCTTCAAATCCTTTTATCGCCAATTGTTCTATGCCAAAAGAATTAGATTTTAAATAAGTCCACTTAATCTTTTGTGCATCCAATATTGGAGCTGTTGATGTAATACTGTAATGAGTTAAGAAATCATTATAATTCAACGCGGCCTTTACATGTACAGGAGTACGTGACTTGCGCTTACCAAATAATTGACCAGTCTTCCATTTTTTTAATTCTTTAACACCAATTGGCGACATTACTTGTAATAATGGAAGAGACTTAATATGTTCTTTGAAATCTAGAATTTTTGCATCTACTAATTCTTTAGCCGATAGTTTAAGTATATCTTCTAATATTTCTGCCATGAACTTTCGAAAGGCAGGCGGGAAAGAAGATCTAACAACATCTAATCCTTTTACATCTAATCTAGATATTGTATGGCCTTCCTGATTAATCAACCATTGAGCATAACGCTTCTTGGCAATCCACAATCCAGCCTTTGCAACAAACTCTTGCTTAATATCAAATCTATGATCTGTTACATTATGAAATCGCTGAGCATAGATATTGTACATTTCATTGATAAACTGCTGGACCTCAGATGCAACTTCTATAGTCTTTTCAGCCATCCACTTTTCATCATTGATATCATATTTAGGATAACGCTTTTCAATAATTGGTAAAGATGAAAAGAATACACTATCAGTATCGATATAGATATTGAAATCTTTTTCTACTCCAAGCTCTCTCGAATAAAATTTATTACCAATATCAGCCGTAAACTTAATCAATTGCTGACCGGTGCTTGTAACGGCAACTGTATTATCAGGATCATAAAATCTAAATCCAGCATTTCCTAATGCTCCATAAAAAGAGTTAAGCATAATTTTAGTAACCAGCTGCAGCCTATCATAATATACTGCTTTAGCATCATCACCTTCCTTTTCGCTCTTCTTTCTTAAATTTTTATATTCTACACGTTCATTGAACCACTTATCTAAGATAACTGGTATCAGGCCAGGTGAATCTGTTTTATATACCACACCATTAGCTGCGATACTATATTTGTTAGTAGTTAACCATTCCTTAAGAGATTCAGTAGTATATCCTTCATTGCCTGGCATTAATGTTAAATGCATTTCTTCGCCACGGATAAACTTATGGCCATCGAACCCAACAATCTTACCTATTTTAGTTTCAGGTGAGATATTGCAAGTCATAATGATAGATGGATATAGCGATGTTAAATCTAAGTCATATACCCATTTATATAATCCTGGATCTGGAGTTTTTACATATGCACCTAATAAATCAATAGCAACATCCAATCCACCAGGTAATGGCTTATTAAGACCTTTTGATAGAATAAAGACATTACGCTTGAAATCAATATCAACATATTCAGTTTTTTCACTACCACTCTTCGATGTATGTATTTTCAATTGACCGGAAGGTGGTGTATCTTTTGGAATCTCATTAACACGTATTTCTTTGCTACGAGCTATATAATCACCGGCCGTTTGTATCTTAACTCTTCGCTTTCTGGATGGCGCGACTATATTATTTCGCTTAAGATATGTTAATGATGCTCCGTCTAGATATCTAGTAGAATAAAATACATCTTCATATGGTACATGGCCTTTATGACATATACTCATTGCTAATTCAATAAGCTGCATCTTCTGATCTAACTCAACTACCAAATCAACATCTGTCAAGTTATAATCAATATACTTTTGAATATCTGTAGTAAAGAGAGTATTCAAATCTCCATCATACTCAATCTTACCTTTACCTAATTCTTTCCGGGATATTGCATCTAATGCGTAACTAGATTCTTCTGAATATGTAAAGTTCTTATACAATGCCATATAGTCTAATGCAGATACACCTGCTATAGTATATGAATCACTACGCTCATTATATTTAACTTCTTTGATAGGTGACAATGCATTGGCCATCGATTTACCTAATACCGAAGTCATTCGCCTATATAAATAAGGAATATCAAATCCATCGATATTCCAGCCGGTTAAGATAGTAGGATTGGTCTGATGATATTTAAATAAGAATTTCTGTAATAACTCTTCCTCGGTTTGACAAGATAAGATCTCACAGTCATTTGCTTCTTTAGATTCTACTAACCGACGCTTATCTAAAATAAACACATATCGCATATCTACTTGATGATCATAATACGCTATAGATGTAATTTCTTTATTCGCAGTTTCAATATCAGGATAACCACCTTCAATATCAACCTCAATATCAAAAGTTAATATACGATGATTAATACTGGACTCATCTGAATCAGTATATCGATCAATTAGAACACGAACCTCAGGTCTAACATCTGATTCATATAATCCATGGTCATCACGAGTAGGATTAAATACTTGTTCTAACTGATTACCATCTAATGCCACAAAAGGACCATATGAAGATTTTTTATAAGCATATGGCTTATATTTTATCTTCTTATGACCTTCAATATCATCCCATAGATGAACAGTATTCGTCTTACGTTGATAGTATATATTCTGATACATTTATTCTAATATAATATTTTTTTTGCAATTATCAAAATGCCAACGCTTCATATTAGCAGCATTAACACCTTCTTTTCCACAGTATGGACATTTTATAATAGGCCTATTCTTCCATGATTCACTAACCGCCTTACTGATCTTATTCCTTATTTCGGTTCGCTTAGCTGGATTATTGTCACCTATTAGATCAGGCCTAGCTATTCCTGTCTTAGCGGCACTTATCTTCTCTCGTACCTCTGGTCGTTTAGCCGGATTACTATCACCGGTTTGGTCTGGTCGTTTTGATCCTTTAGGAAATGACAATGTTCTATTTTTTAATTTATGCCTAATGCGATAATAAGTCTCGTCACCTTTTTTATATGTAACTCCTCCAGAACCACCTTCGGCGATGTTATATCCTTCTGCAATTGCATTTAGGGTTTCAATCCAATAAATTTCACGGTTATTAAGTTCTTCTTTCGTATTGCAGTGTTCTAAAATTTCTTTACGGAAATTCTTTTTACCATACTTCTTAATAGCTCGATTCAATGCTAATCCAGATCCTAAATAGTTAGGATTATTATTAGAATCTTGACCGATATAAAATAAACCGTTAATTAAATTTGACGTCTTATAAACTACCATGATATCTATACCTCTTTAATATAAATATCAAACCCGTAACCTTTTTACTCTATTTCATATAAATTTCTATAATTACGCTTAAG